ACGTCATAAACATCTTTCTTTTCTTTCTTTGGCTTTTCAGCTTTAACAAATTCAATGTTATAAGTTTTTTGTAAAATTTTAATTGAAGGAAAAGACTCACGTTGATTATCATGTAAGTAAACAACACCGCCTTCGTCTACGGTCATAATGTTACCAACTTTAGTTCCGCCGGATTCAACAATCCACATTTTATTTTTTACTACAGGTTTTGCGATCATTTCAGTCATTGTTGACTCCTTAATTTTTTCCTACATTCTTCTCGCATAGCAGGAGTAAAGTCTGGACTTATCTCTGCAATACGACAATCGTATTTTGCTCCAGATTCTGGTAATGCACTATTAATACCATATAGTAAAGCAATTAATGACCCGCCTAGAATAATCAGCGCCGGCCACATTAGTAAATGTTCTTTGAGTGCGGTCATCTTTGCTTATAAAAGAAATAATTAACCCATAGCAAAAATAAATCAAATGCTACAGCAGCCCAGTCACCTTTACTAAAATCTACCAAGGTAGCCATGGCCATCCAGCCAATAATAAACCAAGCTATTTGTACATAGTTTCTTATATACCAATTTAAAAAATCTTTCATTTACTTTTCCTTATTTTGCCGCAGGGCGACGTTGTTTGTAATCAGTACGTTGTAATTCTGTCCATACACGATTTTTACTTGCTTGACGAGCATGATAACGATCTATAATCCCAGCTACTAGCATAGCACCAAAGAATCCGATACCTATGCCTATAGCCAAGAACAATGCAATTTGAGCTACAATAATCATTTTTCTGGATAGGGCTTTTCTAAAAATCTAACATAACTGTCGGACTGTTCTGACATTTTAATTAGGTCATACTTGCCACAGAACTTTAAAAACTGTGCGCCTACCATTGGACGATTGAGTGGTACTGCGCCACTAGCAATAGTTTCTGCTATTTGCTGTTTAACTGTGTCTGGTTGTGCAGTTAAGTCTACGAGAGTTACGTTGCGATTGTAGTCGTCTAATACTCTGTGTTCAACGTCGTTGTGGTCTGTCCATCGTTGGAGCATGAGATTGTTCCATGCAAAGCCTTTCGTCTCTCTGTCCTGGAAGGCTTCTTCAAGACCAACTTTATTCTTACTTCCTTTTTTCCTAACACCCGGGAATGCCGAGAAAACGTTATCTGTGGGGTCGCCTCGCATACACTTTTCGAAAAGAATCCACTTAGGATCCGGAATGACTTTTGGTTCCTTAGTCTTTTTATCGATGACTGCTTTACCTTTTTTGTCGAAAATACCTTGTATAGTATGGAGCTCATCTGAAATTCCGTTATATTGATTTACATTGTCTGCAAGTAGTTGATAAAAGTCTGTGTCACTGCTTACAATAGTGTGATGATCCTCCGGATGACTCTGTATCCAACCAGCAATTAAATCATCTGCTTCTAAGTTTTCGTGTCTTAATACTGTGCAATTTGTTCGTGTAGCTAGAAATTCTTTTAGGTTATCAAATGATTCCCAAAATAATTGATCTTCTTCTTGTTCTTTTTCTGTAAGTGCTGCACGGGCTACAGCACGATTGGCTTTATAAGGAGTGTAAAAATCTTTACGCCAGCTACGACCTTCTAAGCAGAAGATAACGTGATCGGCTTTTTGATCTCTAAATGCCTTACTAACACTATTTAGCGTTACGTGGATAGCAAAACCTAACTTATCCCAAGTATCAGCTTGGCGGTGGGCGGCGTGACGAGCACGGAAGAATGTATTTGCGGTGTCAACAAGTAGATATCTCATAGCATTATAATAGCATATAATGACTAAATTGTCAATAGGTTTTGGACATAATTTTGGTATAAAACTTCGGCCCAAGCTCGGTGTGCATCGGCACCAAAATGGTAACTTCTTGGATTAACCGTTTTAAAACCCTGTGCCAAACACCAATTATAGTAAGTACCGCTGGCATTGTATGGATCTATATAACTACCGTGCCAATCATATTCTTTGGCACCTAGGTAGCCTAGATTTTTAATATGACTAAAGTCGCTGTAAGTATTAAAGAATAAATGTGGGATTTTTCTAGCGTTCAAATCTTCGTGTAGTTTGGAAATTCTATTATGTACACTAACAATCTTATCATTGATTACTGTTGGATCACTTTGTTCGATAACCCATTTTTTATATTGATCTTTTAGTGCATCGGGAACAGAATCGGTTCCACCGGCAGTGACTTGATAGTAAGTACCATCGTGTAACCATTCTTCTCGTTCCCAAGTTGACCAACCAATTACCATGTAGTCGGGAGTCTTGCCAGCTTCTTGTAAATGATTCCAAGTGGTTCTAAAAATACGATCGTTGCTGGCAGCACTTTCTGCGTCGCATTCTAGTATAGCATACATCATGTTTGCTAATTCGCAACCGTAGCTTACACGTAAATTATCTGGATGCGGAACACGACCCAATGCCCAATACAGTGGATCATCGTCGGCAAATGCATAGGTGTTTATTGCTTCGGCGCCAGCACTATGGCTATCACCATTGATATATAAAATCAATTAACTGACCTCTGTGCGTCCATCGCCTAAGTCACGACGATCAATGACTCTTGGTCTTGCTTCAGTTGGCTGATTGGCTTCCCATTGTTCAAAGTTTTCTGCAATGATATTTTTACATACATCAGCAAACCAACGGTCTACCATGTCTGCATCGGTATCGTCTTTTTTCAATTGATACCCGGCACGTACTAGATTAGCAATAAACTTATCGTTCCAGTCTAATTCGAATGCACCATTGCCGATATTCTCGGGATCTAACTCAACACTAAGAATAGCCACATAGGGCTCGCCTTTTTCTGTAGCAATATCCTTAGCCGACTTTTTCTTAGGCTTTGGAGCCGCTTTGGGTGCTTCTACTTCTGGTTTCTTTTTAAATACGTCAAATAGTCCCATAATTTTTCCTTACTTGATCCAATGTTGTACTAGTACCATCAAGCTCAACCAAGCCCACATAGTGTTAAAACCTACTAAGGTTGGCAGAGCCTTTTTACGACTGGCCCATATTAATGTTACACTAGTTGCTAGTGTTAGATAGTATAATTCCCAGATTTGTATACCAAAGATTAATCCAGGAATAATAATAATGGCCTTGGCCAACCACGATACAAACTCTACTGTATTGTAACTGGTCCAGTAGTCCCGTGTAAACCACATCATATAGCAATCACGCATATTTCGCCAACCGCTGTGACTATAGCTAATAACCATTAGTACTAACCATACTCCAACTGCTAACAAAATTTGATTTAATGTCATTTTGTTTCCTCTTCTGTTACTTCTACCCAAGTGTAATCACCTAACCACTTAACCTGACAAATATATTCATAGTCGGCAGGTGCACCAGTGGACCAATCATTTGGCCCATTGTGTGTTAATCTAGTTTGTTCTTTGTTATGTTCGTATACTAACCAATATGATTGACCGTGATATACTTGGAAATCGTATTTAGCGGCATGCACCATGTCGGTAATATCTAATCTCCGTTTTAGTTCTGCAGCCTGACGCTGTAACACTTCTACTAATTCTGTGATACGATTGTATTCCTGTTGTGCGTACATACGGGCCACATTGACCATAATGTCTTTTTGCCGTTCAACGGGAATAAGATCAAACTTAGGACCACCCGCTTCGGTTGCGTAGGTACTTACGTTACGATTAAAGAACGCAACAAGTGTATTGCCAACTGTAATGTCAAAACTTTCACGACCGTCTGCTATGTTTGATTTCTTTTCATCCACGTTTTAGTTGCCAAATTATATGTTCTGTTGGTTCGTGATATCTGAACTCAAATACAGGAGTGCCTGGACCTGTATACATTGCTGTACCCTCGTAGGCAAAGCGTAACCACAACCAACGACCAGTTATATCACTACGTTTAGGCAACCATAGAAACTTTAACTTCCAATATGCTCGATCATAAAAGTAATCGTATTGTTCATCCATACCTGTATATAATCCGTATAAGCCTTGTGGAAACATTCCGTACTTTACTGTAGCCACTTAATCTTTAACCAAGCACGTTCTAATACATATTGCCATATAGCTAAGACAAAGTGAATAGCAACAGCCTCACCTAAGCCTGTCCATATAGCTGTGATTAGTAGTGCTGTGATACGATAGCTAATTGTTCTAACTAAAGTTCTTGCGTGAGTTTCTGTCATTTGCCCCAACCATTGCCCCATAAGTCTACATGTAAGCGTGGGCTATAGTTAAATCCACGTTCACAGCAGATATTGGCAATGTTTAGTTTGTTTGATTCGTATGGATCAACAACACCTCCTTGTGGCATTAAGTATACAACACCTTTGAATCCACCTGCACGGAACGCATCTACAGCACGTACAGCTTCATTAACGTGATCTTCAGTCTCAACAACAAACTTAAGATATACATGACCATAGGTTTGATAGATATTAACAATCAATGGCTTGATAGCATCGTCCCACGATTCACCACTTGCCGATAATTTAGCACTAACACTGAATGTAACTTCACGACCTGGCGCAGCATCTACCCAGTCAATTAAGTAGTCTCGAAAGTCTTCGTGTAATTCTTGAGTACCATTAGTTTCAAATGTAATATTTTTTAGGTCCTGCATACGAGGATGACTTAACAAGTCTTTATAAGAACGTTGCCAACCTAGCAATGGCTCACCGCCCGTAATAACTAAATGCACATCATTGCCATTGTTCTGTGCCCAACGATTGTTAGGAGTTAAGGCTAACATCTTGTCTACAAGTTCATCTGTAGTGTATGTTGGAGACAAATGTTTGAACGCAGGATGCCATGACGCATAACTGTCGCAACCTGTTTCTACTAATGGCAAATCTAAAAAGTCTTTATACAGTTCTACCTTCTTAGCAACTTCATCGGCACCAGTTGATTTCTCACCAGGCTTACAACCGAACCCGCTACAGGTAAAGTTACATCCGTATGTTCTTAGAAACACACTGGGAACGCCGACAAAGCGACCTTCGCCCTGTAAACTATAAAATATTTCGCTAACTTTAATCTTCATATATTTTTGACCATTTGGTTAATTTTTGACTCTTACGCAACTGTGCCGCACGTAATTCTGCATCCGTATATACGTGGTGCGCCTTGAGCAATTCTATTAATAGTGTAACATCTCCTAGCTCTTGAGTCAAGTGTTCTCTTTGGGTACCACCGTCTTTATACTCATTTTCCATACCAAAACGGCGAATTTTGCTGATAGCAACAATAACTTCGGCACACTCTTCTTGTAAGATGTCAAGGATTTCTGGAACTTTACTCATAATTTAAATTTTACGTTTATGCTAACAAGCCCACTATAATTTCCCATACTAGGACTTC